TAAGCAGCAGATGAAGCAGCTACTTCTTTGAAGTTTACGTGTGACATGCTTGATTCAATATCATCTACGATGAATTTGAAAGACTTAGCAGTATCTACAACAAGAGAAGTAACTTCATCTTGAATGTATGCTTGTGGAACAGCTAAACCACGAGTGTAATTGCTTACAGTAATTGTAGGCTCTTTGATGATCTTTACAGAGTCACCGAAAGATGAAATTTCACCTTCGTAGTCAGTGTTAGTAATAGCCTCTACTACAGAAGACTTACGGAAGAAGTTTAAAACCTTCTTACTATAAATCTCTGGTAAAAAGTTTTGGCCGTTTGTGAGAGCTGAGTCACTATCAAAGTTAGTGTCTGCTCCGCCAGTTGGAAAATATTGTGCCATGATATGTTACTCCTAAAAAAAAGAAAAGTTTTAGAATTAACGCACTCGGCCTTCCATAACTGCACGATCAATTTCTTGTTCGTACTTGTCATATTCGTCCATACTAAGAGCGTTAATTTCCCGTTTTGTCCAGATCCGTGGCTCTTTAGTGTCTACGCTTGTTGTTTTAGTAGATACCATGTCTGCCGCTGATCCTGTGGTTTGTGACGCTTTAGTCTTCCGTTTACCTTTAGTAGTAATTCCAGATTCTAATTTATAAAGGTCGATAGCTTTGACCGCTAGTGTAACATTATCTGGGTTATCGTAGATCCAGCCTTGAATTTGTTCAGGCTGTTCTTTTGCCCATTCGTGAAAAGCTTCATTACCTCGGATGTCCTCGAAGTCAGGATGCTTATTACGCAGAGTTTCCTCGGCTTCTCTTCGTGCTATAGTGTTTTCACGTTCTTGGATCATATCCAATTTAGCTTGAAGTGCTCTGGTCTGTTCCTCAGTTTTCATGTGAGCAACAGTCTCTACTGTATCGAATAGATCAGGATATTGATTTTTAAACTCTTCGAGGTCTTCTGCGCTTCTTAACTGGACTTGTGGAGCGTTGCTCTCAGCCGCAGCTTGCAGTTCTAACTCTCGTTGCTTAAAACCCGCAACCTTCTCGTCATAATGTTTCTTTAAATCATCGTATCGTTTTTTATAATTAGTTCTTTGTTTTTTACCAGTTTCTTGTTCAGGGGCCTCTTCGGGGGTAGCCTGTTGTTCTGCTGGTCGCTCAAAGAATAATCCGTCTGCTGTTTCCTTAGTGCCTTCATCTGGCGTATGCCAAGATTTATTTTTGTTGTAAGGGTTTGCACTTTCTTCTACTTGTTGTTCGTTAGACATAATTATCACACTCCTATTGGGGCTTTTCGTCTTTCAAGGTGGCTGTTAAGTTAGCTAAACACAACAGGGTCTTGAATTAAAAGGTGGCCTCTAGGTTAAAAAAATAATAAGGGGCTAAATAAATTTAGGTAGCCTTATCGGTTATAAAAGACTTGGCATTCTATTAGCAGACATCATTTGTTTGTTGATGTCTCTTTTAGTATCATATACTGAAGAACCATAGTTTTTCTCATCTTGCATAGGATCTTCAGCAATGCCGCCAAAGGCTTTTTGTAGTCGCTCGCCATTATCAAAAGCACGTTCTGCCTCATCCATCATAAGTTGGAGGTTTTCTGCACCTATTTGATCGACTGCTTTTTTGGTGAAAACAAATTCACCCTCCGATAACCTAGCTGGTATCGAATCTGATACTCCAGTACCGATTCCTTCTACGGAACCTTCACCAGAGAATTCTGCTGCAACGTCTAAGACTTTATCAAAGACCATTGCTAATTCTGGACTGCCTTCTAAAACTTCTGAAAGCATGTCTTGTTCTTCTTCACTAAGAGCTTCGTCTAATATAAACTCTTGAAATTTGTTTTCCATTTCACCATCAGGAAGTTGTGAAGCTTCTGCTGCTTCCATTTCATCTTCAGGAATATTTGGGTAAGTATCTTCAAGCTCCATTTCAGGTGGAGTCAGCATTGAACCTTCTGCATATTTTACTTTAAATTTATCATTCATATTATTCTTTCCTATTCTTTGCTTCAGATACTTGATCTTTAAGAGACTCTAAACTAACCAGAGAATTCACTCTCCCCTGCCTGCGGAACATTTCCTGTTCCGATGTTGCCGCCACCAGTGCCTGTAGCTCCAAGGTCTTGAGGTTGTTGAGGTGCTCCATCAGGGCCAACCATAGCTCCCTGTTGCTCGTTAGGGGCGACAGCTTGTTCGCCAGTTGCTTGTCCAGCATTTTGTGCTCCTATAATTTGTGCCATGATCGCTGCTTCTTCAGGATCATTTAAGATCTCGTCTGGGTCTAAGTCTAAGCTATATGCAAGTTCGCTAACGATCTTAGAGATCTTAACAAACGGTGCAATAGCAGGATTTTGTGCAGTCTGTAAAAACATTGTTAATCGTTGACTACGAACTTCTTTCTGCATTAAACTATTTGTACCCATAGCTTTAACTTCTAGATCACCTTCTACATCTAATGCACCTTCAAAGAATTGCATATTCCATTGATAGTAAGCTTCGCCAAGAGGTTTAAGTAAAAAGTCATCTAAGTTTTTAACTACTGTTTTAATGTTTAATGATGCTGCACCTAATAGCATAGACATGCCTGATGCAGTTCGTGTCATAGACTGTACGCCTGTTTGACCGTGTGAGTAACTAGGAATACCTGTTTGCTCATCTGCGAGCTGTCTAAACTTATCAAACATCATCATATTTTCTTGTGACGTATTAGGAAACTTCATTCCATAGATGCTTTGTCCTGCTTGTCCTGCCTGTCTACGGAAGACTTTTCCTGGATATATCTCCATACTTTGACCACCTACAAGCGCTGATTCGTCCACATCGAAGACGAGAGAGCCACTTAAAGCTAAGTTGTCGATAGCCATGCGAGCATGTCCATTCATTATTTGTTGCGAGTCATCCATATTTTCCGCAACGCCAATACCAAAGAAACTATAAGGATTGCGCTCATAAGCAAAAGCGTTATACGGAATTCGGTGAGGAGTAAATGGATTGACAACACTCCTGAGAAGCTTGCCGTTACTAATCCAAGCATTGATTTGAACTTCATCTAAATCGTCTACCTCGTCTGGTAATTCCATCCCGACTTCACGAGCGTATTCTGCGTCCATGACACCCCAATATTCTAAAACTTCAAACTGTCCTGAGCCTGCTTCGTCTGAACGATGATCATCTTTTAGTTCATGCTCATAATCTTTTTCTTCATAGTTTGCACCCATTTGAAGACACTCACGTATAGCGTCTTTATCAAAGTAAGGCATCTTAGCTAAAGCTCGAAGTTGACTACGGTTATATTTGTGTCTATGTACAATGTATTCACATTCTTCAATTGTAGTGGCTGATGGGTCAGGAAAGAAATCCCAGATACTTACAAATTCAATTCGAGGAACTCTAACAGCAATAGGGTTATAATTGCGATTTCCTTCTTCATCTGTTTCCCAACGTCCAATAGTTTTATTAAAATTAAACGGGCCTTTAACAACACCTGTTCCAAATAGCGCAGCTTCAAAGATTGCATTGCGTAATTCACTTGAGCCGCTTGATTCTTCAATCTGATCGTGAATAAGCTTTTGCATTTTACGTGCAGCTTCTTTAGCTGGAGCAATTTCTAGTACTTGTGGATTTGGAGAAGGGCCTTCAGCAAAAGTAATTATGCCTTCTTCTTCAGCAGCTTTAATCTCTTCTTCAAAAAGAGAGTCGCCTGCTGTTATAGTAGCTCCAGCTTTTAATACTTTACCATCACCGACATAGCCTACATCGTATGGATTAACTGGAGTTTCAACTGTTTCTTCTTCTGGTGTTTCTTCTGGCTCAGACATCTCAATGCCTACACCACCTTCTGCTACATGCTTATAAGTAGAAATTCCTTCAGGAAGTTTTGTTTCTGTAATTCCAATAGGGAATTGACCAGTACCAAAAACAACATCTACAAGCTGACCAAAAGCCGCAAGAACTTTTGTTTTAGTTACTTTTACAAAGACTTTAGATTTTTCAGATTCACGGAACTTGACTCCACGACCGTATAAGCCTCTGAAGTTATGGTAAGCTTTAAGCCATCTTTGCTCGTCTACATCTCGTGCGTTTTCTGCTTCCGCAAAACGATCTTCGATTAAGCCGACTAAACGGTTGCGAATGTCTTCTTCGACATCTAGCTCGTAGCTACTTTCGCCTTCAATAGGCTTAAAATATATTTCGTCAGCCGTATCAAATAAAGTATTGCTTGTTTTGTTTTCCATTTATTTTCCTTTAGTAGCCAAAGTCAGAATCGACTGGTCTATAAGATTGTTCTCTTTTAATGTCTCTCATTCTTTCTAGAGGGTTTGACATTCTAGGTCTGGACATTATTAAGTATCGTAACGCATCATATGCGTGATCAGAAGCTTTTGTATCTACGTCTTCTGGGTTAGATTTATCCAGAGGAATACCTTGAAGTTCTCGTATCAGGTTCGGGCATGTATTAAATATTTGAATGCGTGGTCTACCGCTTTGAGTAATCTTCAAGTATTCGTGGATTTGAATTTTTCCTTGAATACGATTCTTATCAGCCCTTCTTAGTTTGTGTCCTTGACGTTGCAAAGTTTCACCAACTGTAGGGCCTGTTGTGCCTGTCCTTGACCAACATGCTGTATCTAAGACTCCCTGAACTGAGAAGGGGTCATCAAGCTCCATGTTGGTTATAAGCTCTCCGAGTTCTGTACCGAGCAAGTTCTTTTGGTACAACTCTCTATATATAATTAATGTTCCGTCACTAGGGTCTACTGCACCCCATATACAAGCTGATTCAGATGCGTAGCCGTAGTCAATGCCCTTTATGCGTTCCCAATGTATTGGAATCTCAAAGGGGGTTATCACATGATCTAATCTACTGAACTCTGTGAAGGCTGCTCCTTCTGCTACATCCCAATCTCCATCTAGGAGCTGCTTGCGCTGTGTAGGTGGTAAAGCCTTTAGCATCTGCTCGTAGCGCCCATCTTTAGCTAGATAGGGGTTATCCTGTAAGCTTGCGGGTATGAACTTCCTTGTAAGGCCGTCAGCGCCCTTGAAGGACTCGTTAGGCGGAGCAGTATCTATGTACCTCTTTTTAACCCAATGCGCTCCAGTGCCTCCTGGATTCGCTGTGCAACGCATATAAGGAACTATCTCAGGGTCAGTGGTTCTTAACCGTGACGCTAAGTAGTTCCAAGAAAACTCTGTTGGCAGGTGAGTAATCTCATCGAAACCAATCCAGCTATAAGCTTGGCCTTGGTATCTGTACACATCTGCATCTCGTTCCAAGAAGCCGAACTCTACTTTAGCCCCGCTAGGGAAAGTCCACATCTTTTCTACTTCTCTATACTTAGCACCTTGAAAGGCTTTCGGATAGAGTTCTCGGCTCTTGTCTATAATCTCTCGTAGTTCTGGCATAGAGCGTCTAAGTATCAATGCTCTATGTGCAGATCTGTGTGCATATCGCAAGGGATCAACTATCATTGCGTATGATTTACCACCACCTGCTGCGCCACCAAACAATACATCAGTCTCGCCTGCTGCAAGGAAGTCCTCTTGTGGGCCTTCATTAGCTTTAAAGATAACATTTTCGTTAGCTTCTTCTCGCAGACTCTTTGGCAGGGCTTCTAGTTCTTCTTCGCTGAAGACACCTTCTTCCTTCACAGCCTTGGTTGTTTTCTTTATAGACTCTTTGTAGTTGTCTACTTTCTTCTGGGCTGCTTTGAGTTTCTTTTGCTTTTCACGAACTGATCGTTTAGCAGCCTGTTTAGCTTTTGTTTCTGAATGGTAGTTATATCCTCGGCCTTTAGAGCCTTTAGCACGACCAGACTTCTTGCGTGGAGTCCCGTCCTTTTTCAGGATGAACTCTCCATCTTCATCTTTGGCATAGTTATCTGGGTTTAGTTCCCAATCTTTCTTATCCAAAGGTACGTTTATCAGCAATCTTCTTTAGACCTGTATGGCTTATGGGTCTGCCTGTTAGGTCTGTAAGGTACATGCTGCCTTCACGTAGAGATAAACTGTTATTCTTTATCATAGGTACAATAGATGCCAAAGCCTCTAGTTCTTCTGGAACTTCATCTAGGGTATTGTCATCGTTCAGTTTATAACCAAAGGGTATTGTGCTACTCGATCTCTTCATAATCACCCTCTATTACAGTTTCTTTTTTAGTGGGGAGTACAAAGATTCCACCTGTAGTATTTACATTTACATCAAGTGTATCTTTTTTACCCAAGCCTACACGGTCTAAAATGGTTTGTGCAGCCTGTATACGCATATTAGCTTGGGGGATTGGAGCATTACTATCCATTACTTCTACTAGCTTCATAGCTGCTTTGGGTGCAGATTGAGCTAGAATGCCTGTAGCTATATCAAGTATCTCAGTCCTTAAAGCTTTAACAACAGCAGGATAGCTGGAGTCCGAATAGCCAGCTAACTCTGCTGCTTTTCTCGGATCACCTCCTACGGTTGGTAAGTGTTTAAGGAATAGTTCTTGCTTCTCTGTTAATTCTTTATTCTTCATATACTCTAGTATACCGTTGGTTTACAGTTTTGTCAAGCTTTTATTCCAAAAAGTTATAAATAAATGTATGTTTTCTCTTGACAAATGCCAATCTCACCGTTATAATTATATTAACAGCCCCACCGTTATATAGATATATACGTCATATACATCCCACACGACTCTCCCTCCCCCTTTTAAGCCCTTTAAAGCTGAGCCGCTATTCTAGTTTACATCTTAAATCCTGTAAAAATGTAGAAGCAGGTGTATATACCCACCCCACCCCCCATGGCCACCTGCCCCTCCCTATCTTTAAAGTCTTTAAATGACTTGATGTGCAGGGGAAAGTCTCTAAAGACTTTCCTAGACTTTAAAGTTCTTCACAGATTCTATAGAATCTGGTTGCCAGCTTCAAAGCCTTCAAAGATTTTAAAGATTCCTTAGAATCTTTAAAGTTTTTTGTAAGTCTTACAAAGACTTACAAGTTTAATTATTCTTTGGAATAATTAAGTCTGAGATTCCCTTAACCTCGCCCTTGAAAAGATTATCTTTTTCAATCGTGCACACATAAGCTGTTCAAAATCCACCCTATCTATAATACTTTAATAACGTATTATAGATAGGGTGTTAGTGGTTTCTATAATTTAAATAACTCTTTCACTTGTGAAAGTTATTTAAATTATATAAACCACTAGAGGAAGATTGCCATGAAAAATTTCACCGACATCGACACCAATCGAATCGCTTCAGCCAAACAAATTTGGGCAGTTGCAAACCGCTTTGCTTCAATGTGCACCGCTGATAAATCAGAGCGATACGGACTCACGAAAGTCTATAACGCCATTCTCAACTCTCAGCATGGCGAAGCCAAATTGACTCATGGCGATATTCAAGAATACTTTGAGTGTGAAATTGTGCCAAAGAATATTCAATCTCGCATCAAGTCTAAATCTACACCAAAGCCGAAAGCTAAAAAGACTTCAAAGAAGTCTAAGCCTGAGCCTGAGGTAATAGATTATATCGAACGAACAGCGAAGCCAGTTGAGCCAGTTAAGCAGGTCGCTGAAAATTCTAATGTTAAGAAGATCAATGCTCGGATAGATTCTATGGAAACCCGCTTCGATTCTTTAGAATCTAAGGTTGGCGACATTGAAGCTGGCCTTGCACTAATCCTTGAAGCGGTACAAAAGAAGTAAAATAGATTCAATCTATACAGCCCTGTCGCTTGATGGGGCTTGTTTTAAAATAAAAACTATGGTATAATATATTTTTAAATTACATAAGAACTAAAGTGATTATGTAATTTAAAAATATATTAAAAACTTGCGAGGTCAATCGAATGTACAAAACTCATGCAATCCAATGCCAAGAATATGCTATGCAATCCGCTGATAATCTAATGAATGTCGCTATGCTGGTTAGTGTTAGCATTCAACAAAACTGGTTGAGCTGTGGCGACCAGTTAAAAGATGTTAAAGAAAATGGTATTAATTCTAAGTATTTGTGGGGCGTTAAGTCAAAGACTTATAAGTACTTAGATTCTAATAAGTATAAGTTATATGCTCAGGTTAAAGCTATAGCGAATAGCCACAAGTCGAATGACGACAAGGCGTATAGTTTAATGCGAGTGTTCTTGAGAGTCGATGGTCTTGGCTTGCCTAAAGCTGGATTCATGTGCCAATTAACTATGGGATTGGTTGGTTGCATGGATATTCATAATATCAGAATGTATAAACTTGATCCGAAAGTATTCGTACTGGCTAAGAATCCTAAGACTATCAAGGGCTTACAAGCTAATGAGCGTAAACTTAAAAACTATATAGCGATCTGCCATGACTATGGTACTGAATCATTGTGGAATGAATGGTGCGATAATCTAGCAACAAAGTCACCAAAATGGCGTGATGGTAATCACGTCTCTGAAGTGCACATTAACTATCTATTAGGAGTATAGACTATGAAATATAAATATATAGTTTGGGTTGGCGGTATTGATAACCACTACGACAATTATCAAGAAGCTTTTTCTGTAGCACAAGATTGGGTAGAGAAAGGCTATGATGATGTAATCTTTGAGACAGTTCCAGAAAATATGAAACGGGAGACAGATAAAACTATAAAGATACTTGTAGATGGTGGGTGTGTAACAGATGTTTTTAACTTACCAGATGGTTTTGATTATATAATTATTGACAGTGATGTTCAGGAGGAATGTGAGAATGACTAAAGAAATTACAACTGATGGCTATACAGCCAGTGATTATCTTGCAGTAGGTGATACTGTAAACGGTAAGACTATTACTGAAATTTGGTGCACTAGCACTGGTACTGCTATGTTTTGCTTAGATAATAATCACGACAAGTACCTTAATCTTAACGAATTGCTTCACAAAATGCGTGATACTGACTATGCTGAACAATATAAAACTGTAACATCAGGATATTAATTATTTATTTAAATGACTTATAAGCCTTTTAAAACACATTCATTTATGAATGTTTTAAAAGGTCTTATTAAGTCACAAACGTCAGCTTGGAG